GAAATCTTGAATTATTAAGAGACAAGTTCTTGGACATGTCGAAAAAAGCTAAAATGATAACCATATTTGCATCACTTGTCGTTGGCATCGTCATATTAGATTGGCTTTTCTAATGATAGACCGCACTGCAATTCTTGGCATGAGTGGTACAGTTGCCACTTTTGGTCTAGCACATTTGGATGATTTATTCGGATGCATCGCAGGTGTAATTACAATCGTGTACATGGGTAGAAAACTCTATCTAGAAATTAAGAACAAGTGAATGGCACGTTATCGCACATCAGGTAGATTAGATGACCAAGTTCTCACAGATGGAGATCGTGGATTTCGTGGTATTGATTCGTACCAAGAAGCAACAAGTTTAGAACCGGGCTTTGTACAGACAAGCGAGAATATGCGCTTGATTGGTGATCTTGCAGAGGTACGCAAGGGTATAGATTTTCTAGCTGGTGCAGTAACACTCAGCTACAATGGCACAAATGAGATGGTATTTGCATCCACACTCTACTCCGATCCGGCAACAGGAAATGAATATGTGGTAGCTGCGACCAAGGATAAAGTAATCCTATGGAATGATGCGAACAACTCAGGTATCGACATTGATTATCCAGGCAGTGAAGTTGTGGCCACGGCAGATGGCGCGAGCTTCGTGCAGGCATTAGAAAAACTCATCTTGTTTCGTGGTAAGAATAAAACACCACTTGAATGGGATGGAGATGTAAGTAATGACTTTGTAGTTAAGGCAAATGCAAGCCCAGGTGCTGGACGCATACAATGTCCAAACACAGATTATGGTGTATTCTTTCGCAATCGCTTAATTATTCCACAACCCACAGATAGTAACTATACAATCTTGATGTCCGATTTGTTAGACACAGATAATTACTACTCTGCTGACTCACAATTTAGAATTAGTAAAGGAAGTGCAGATTTTCTTGTAGGCTTTTTTCCTTATCAAGAAGATCAGTTAATCGTGTTTATGCGTAATAGCATTCATATGATTAATAACATTGCCACAACTAGCGCAGCTAACACCTACGAGATTACAAGACAGCATGGTTGTGTGGCACGTAAATCAATTGCACAGTCTGGGCCACAAACATTCTTCCTATCTGATAATGGAGTCATCGTCTTGTCACCCGGTACAGACCCAGCCAAGGGACTTGGGGTAGCTATTAGTAAAGTAAGTGGCGAAACCATACCCATGACCAGACCGATACAAGATCAATTTGATGAGGTGAACTTTGCAGCAGCAGATAAATCATGCGGAATCGTGTACGACAACAAGTACTACCTTGCAGTACCAACAGGTAGTTCCACAGTAGCAAACAAGATTTTCGTATTTAACCTACTTACATCGACCTGGACTAGCGTAGATTCCTACCCAGCAATGTCAGGCAGTGTGGCATTTCATGTAGATGATTGGGTAATCTGCTCGCATGGATCTAATCCAACAAGACGCAGATTATTTGCAGGCAACAAAACAGGTTGGTACTTAATGGAAGAAAACTCCATAGATGATAGTGGTCGCAAAATAGGCAGTACATCTGAGTCCGGCACAACTGCAATTGCAGGTAAGCTTGTATCACGATCCTTCACCTTTGGAGACATTAGCGTGAAAAGTTGGAAGCGTGGACAGTTAGGTGCAAACACAGTCAATGCAGATGCATTTAATATTAAGGTCAACACACTAGACCCAGACTCAAGCACCACAGTATTAAGCCACACCGCAGATGGCACAGAAGAAGCACTCTTCCGCTTTGGTACGGGTCGTACCCGTGGGTATGGGGCAGAAGTTGAGATTAATGTAACCGCAGGCAGACCAAGCTTTAGACATGTAAGTTTGGAAGCAATTGGGGTAGGGGCAAATGCAAGAAGGGAAGTTGCATAGATGGCAATTACCGCAACAGTTACACGAGGATTTACATTTGCCACAGGCGTGGATGTAACGGCATCTGCACTTAACCAACTTGGTGAACCAACAGTTGCGATTAGCGAAGGAAATGTAAACATCACAGGAGGCACGATTAGTGGTCTATCCTCACCCATTGCCATTGCAGATGGAGGCACAGGAAGTGCAAATGCAGGGGCAGCAAGGACTGCACTTGGACTAGGTACAGCAGCCACACAAGCAACCTCTGCATTCCTACAACCAAGTAATAATTTATCAGATATAACAACTGCAGGTACTGCACGCACAAACTTAGGACTAGGAACAATTGCCACCCAAGCGAGCAATGCAGTTGCTTTAACAGGTGGCACGATAAGTGGCACAATAATGACACTTAAATCATACGCAGTAAGTGGCGTGCCTTCCGCATCTCCAGCCGGGCAAATGATCTACGTAACCGATGGAAACTCAGGTGCAGCCACAGTCGCAGTAAGCGATGGATCTGCATGGAAGGTGGTCGCATTAGGAGCGACAATTAGTACATGAAATTAAACGAATTATTTGAGGCTGGCCCATACAACATTGATTGGAATCGAGTTGCACGTGAGAGCTTGCCTTTATTTATGCTGGCACAAGACATAAAGGAAAATGGCATAAAAGAACCAATCCTTTTAAAAGATGGAAAAGTGGAAGATGGTATTCACCGAGTGTTTGTTCTTTGGCTCATGGGATATAAGGGGGATGTATCAACCAAGGAGGTTGAGTTATGAATATCATGGAGCGAGTCAATAATTTATATGATGAGTGTGGAATAGATATGTTTAAGGATATATCCACCTATCTTGTACACGGCTATATGCATAAGACTCCTAAAAGTTTTATCTTAGCTAAGACTGTAGACAAAGACAGTGAAACCCCACCTGCTGAACAATGGGGTACATCAAAACCAAACGCTTGGTTTGTACACATGGCCGTAGGTGATGAGTGCGTAAAGCATTGGATAAACCTCATGCCCTTCAAGCTTCCTTATGTTGGCTGGGCAAGGGAGAACAAGAATAGACCTATAAGATTTTACGATTTAAACAGAATTACTAGGAGGAAATAAATTATGTCAGGCCCAACTTACAATCAACCAGCGCAGCCAAGTTATGGCGAAGGCATGGCAGACGCACTTAAAGCACAAGTAGAATTACTTACAGGCACAGGTGACTTTGCAAGTACAGGTTCGCTTGAATCCTTGCTTCCACTTGAAGAATCAATTCGTAAGAAGACTGCGCAGACAGACACAGATATTCTTAGGCAGACTTTGCTAGGTGGCACTACAGGTGGAGGAGAGCAAGAGGTAACTTATGATGATCAAGGACGCGCAATTGCCGGATACTCAGAACCAGGGAAAACGCAAATAAGAGCAGTTGTAGAGGACGCGCAGGGCAATGTGATAGATATGATGAAGTATGATGCTGATCAAAGAGATGGTCGCGCCCAACTAAAATCTCTTTTAGACAATGGTCGTACATCTTATCAACTTGTAGATGGTAGTGGTAACATTATTGGTGAATCTGGAAAATTTCGACACGGATCTGACCTTTCCACGGGAAATGGACAAGAGGTGCTCAGACGGGTTGGCGTTACAAAAAAAGCAATGGATGGGCTTATAGCTAACCTTGAAGCAAATGAAAATATTGATAGTGAATTTGTAACAAGTATTAAAGATGAAAGAAAAACTGTTAGTGGTTTTGATAATGCTATAATACCTGTTAATAGTCCAACTGGATATATGGTAACAAATTTGGGGAAAAATCAAAATTCCTACGACTATCAAGATCCGCAACCAATCTTTGCAAAAGACACAGATGGCAACATAATACAAGATGCCACAAAAGCAGGCACAACAGAAGTAACCACGCTACCCACCCAACGCCAAGGTGATGGCATGGTTGACCTGCTTGGTGACAAGCGTGGCGTGCAAAACACAGTTGCGAAGGAAAAACGTAAGTTTGTTGGTGGTTACAGGCAGACAGGAACAGATAGTCGAGGTGATCGTATTTACTCTGTTTATGACGATGACGGAAAGGAAGTACAGAGTGGCCTTGGTTTTTTTGACATTCCAAATGGCACACCTAATGCAAATGAAACCACTGAAACTGTTTACGAACAAGTAGACGCAGGCAGAGAAGCAGGTTTTGATGAAAGTGGTAACTTCTTAGGTTTATCTGCATATGGCGAGGACATCCAAGCAGGTAACTTGTCTCGTCAACGAGAGCGTGATTTACAAGACGTTGCTCGTTTATCTGGTACATACCAGGACATCATGGAAGACTACAAGCCTGGCACTCAGGAAGCACTTGAGTCTGCAAGAGAAGTACTAGAAGGACAGAAGGATTCACTTACAGGGGCAGGGGCAATTGGCGGGCCACAAGGTATAACTGATCCACTATCACTAACAAGCAAAGGCTTTGACGCAGCACAAAATACCACACCTGTTGACCTAAAGACAGGCACTTCTTTCACAAGCGCACAGGTTGCAGATCCAACAACATTATCTGCTCCTACTTCATACACTGCGGATACTGGCGTTACAGGCAGTGGTTACACCGCAACTGCTGGTTTAGATGGTGGTCAAATATTACAGAATGACCCTGTGCGTGCTGCATTAATGAAAGACGCAGAAGCTGCACTTGGACAAGGTCTAACAGATCGTGAACAACCACAAATTGCAGAAGCTGCACGTGCAAGATCCACAATGATGGGGCGTACATTTGATCAGTCAGGTGCAATCGCAGAGGCAGAGGCAAGGGTTGCTGAAGACAACCAGCGCAAAATGCAAAATCGTGGATTTGCACAACAAGCACTTAGACAGGAAGCAGATTTCCAAGAGTCCGATCTCGGACGCGCGCTTCAAGCAGGTATACAAAATCAAGCAGCGAAAAATAGAGCAGGTGAATTTACTGCCGGACAGGACATGCAAGCACAACTTGCAAACCAACAGGCAACTAATCGAGCTAGTGAATTTGGCGTGCAAGCTGGTCTTGGACAAGAGCAGTTAAGTGCAAACATGGCTCAACAAAAAGCAATGGCAGATGCTGGCTTTACCCAACAAGCTCGTGCTACAGAATTAGAAGCTGGACTGACACAAGAACAAGCAGAGGCACAACTTAATCAACAACGCTTGATGGCCAACCAGCAGTTCTCCCAGGAGGCAAATAAGTATGGCGCACAGGAGGACATGCAAGTTCAACTAAACAACTTAGCTAATCAAGTATCTAATTATCAATTTGAGACAGGTGCGCAAATGGACGCGGATCGCTTAAATGAACAACTTACACAGTCTGGTATTCTTGGTTACATTCAAGCTGCTGGTGGACTAGCTGCATTAGAAGACCAATCTACCCTTGATCCATTCCAAGCAGTACTTGGCAGAGGAGGAGGAGGAAGCTTGCAAGCCGGGCAATCGGTATTTGGACAAGCTGGCTACGGACTCAACTCAGCACCACAATATCTCAACCCAGAGAGTGGACTTGGATACATACAAAACCAAGCAACCAACGCAGCCAATATGTACAACGCTCAAGTATCAGCAGATGCAACAAAGACTGCTGGTATATTCCAAGGTTTAGGGGCATTAGGTGGTGGTGCGTTAGGTGGATTTTTAAGTAAATAGGAAGATAAAATATTATGGCAAGAAAACCATTCTTTAGCGGAAATTACGGATCAGCGTTAGCACGGGTCGATACTCGACCCATCATGGAAGCAGGGCGCGCGCAAGGCCAAATGTATGCCAACATGGGGCAACAGATTGGAGGCATGATTCAGCAGTATGGTCTTAACAAAGAGAAGCGTAATAAGCTGCAAGCAACACTTGAGGGGCAGTTATCTGCTGACCCAAGCGTCATGCAAGCACTTACCATGACAGGTGATGAGGCATACGATAAAAAGAACCAGACTCTTTTTGATAAAGTGCAAAGTGGAAACGCATCGATACCTGACCTAGAACGTGCAAACGGATTACTTGCAGGTAAGACAACGCAAGAAAATGCGATGTTGAAAAAACAAAACGCAGATACTTTACAACAGAAGAATGAGTTAGAGTTAAGCCTTGGTAAGGCGTTAAAAGATCCTACGATTAAGAAAGCATTAGCAGATGCGCAAGTCGCTGAAAGTAATAGCATGTATGCCAAGAGTATTGCTAGTGCTGAATATGCAAAGAAAGTTGCAGATGAACGTTTAACTACAGCGCAGACTGGATACCAAAAGTTAAAGACCGACCTGCTTGAAACACAAAACACTTACAAGGAGGGTGATATCATAGAAAAAGAAGGCGTTAAGTTTTTCTATACAGGTGAAACATTTCAACCTTTGAATGATTCTATATCAAAGAAAACTATTCAAGAAGCAGTAATAAAAGGTTTAGACCAGGCAGCAGTACAGACTTACTTGGATGATAATTATAAATATGATGAAGAATCACAAACATATACCTTTGATAAATCTGAATACTTCGGTGGTAAAAGAAATCCTATGATGGAAGAGGCAATCACTATCCTTGGTTTACGTGGAAAAATAAAACCAAGTGAAGATGATACACCAGCACAAGCACAAACAGAATCTTCTAAGCCTGTGCAAAAAAGTTTAAATGTAAATGGGCATGTAAGTGCTAATGAAAAAGCTAAACTACAGGGTCAAACTTTTTACACATTTGAAGGCAAAAAATATAAAGTTCAGTAATGGATGAGTTTACTCCCATTTTATTAGAAGGTACAGAATTTGTACCAGTACCACTTCAGGTTGATAATTTCACACCAATACTACTAGATGACACACCCTCTCCACCACAAGTAGAGCAACCCATATCACCTGACCTCAAGGACAAACTTAACGATACACCTTGGTATGAGTCTGTATTGTACGAAGTAAATAAGGCTAAACATAACGCAATCTTCGGAGCTACAGAAGGAGCAATGGAGTTAGGTACAGATTTACTTAACTTCTTTGGGGCAGACATAGAAAATCCATTAGCAGCAGATAAACAAAATGCGTTTAGAAACTTAGCAGGTGCTGCGTCTGGAGTGTCACAAGAAGAATATGAAGACTCAACAGTTAGAGATATAGCAAGAGTAGGTGCGCAGATCGCACCTGTTGGCGCAGCAGTTAGTGCAGCTACAAAAATACCAAAGATTGCACAGGCAGTAAGTAAAGTACCTAAAGCAATGCGTCTACCTATTGGAGCAGCAATAACAGAATTTATTGCTTTATCTGGTGACGAGAAAGGATTAGCAGATGCAATTGCAGACGCTGGTTACGAGAACCCACTTCAGAAAAAAGATACAGATAGTGAGTTCATGGGTAGATTGAAAAATGCTGGTGAAGCAGTTGCTCTTTTTGGTGGTGGAAAAATTGCAGGTAAGATTGCAAGCAAGACCTTAGTACCAGCAGTTAATAAAACTTTTAGTGGTATTGAAAAAGTATTAGAAGTTGCTGACCCAATAATAAAACCAATCAAGTCTGCAATAAAACAGGAAGATAAATTTATTGCCGGACGCATGGATAAGTTTGAACTAGATAACTTGACCATGAAGCAAAACTTTGTGGATCGCATCACACCATTTGCAGATCAGTTTAAAAAACTACCTAAGAATGAGCAGCAACTTTTCCAGCGATTAACAAGCAATACAAAAACAATGCCAGAGGCATACAAGTTACTTGATCGTGTGCAGACAAGAAAAGGCATGGATGGTATAAAGAGTAACTTTAAAGAAGTTACAAACTCACTTGATGAGTTGTTTACCATAGCAAACAGAAATGGCATAGAGGTCGAGTATCGTAAGGACTACCTACCAAGAGTGATGAAAGACTACGAAGGTTTTATGAAGTCACTTGGTGAAAAACCAAAGAATGTATTAGACGATCTGCTGAAAAAAGCTAAAGCTGCAAAACATGCAGGCATGAGTGAAAAAATGAAGCAGTCTATTTCACTTGAACAAACTAATTTAACATCAGAAGAAAGAGCAAAAGTAATACAAAACTTTTTTGAAGGACGTGGTGCAAAGGGTGGTGGTAAAGCAGGATTCCAAAAGCAAAGAGTTGTTGATAATATTACAACTGATAACCAGCAATACTATGATGACTTCCTACCTGGCATACAAAGATATGTGGACAATGTAGTGTATCGCACAAACAAGAATCGCTTTGTTGGTATGTCGCAAGATCCAGCAGCAAGAAATATATTTGAAGATATTGAGACTGTATCAAAAGGTGACACAGATAAAGCAAGTAAACTAGCTAAACTTATATCAACTAGGTTCAATGGTGGTGAAGCAAAGATAGGGAAGGGTACAAATGTTCTGCGCAATACAATATATGCAACAACTATTGCCAATCCATACTCGACTATAACTCAGTTTGGCGACCTTGCCTTGAACGCATATCGCAATGGAGTAATAAATACTGTATCACCATTTGGCCCAAAGATTAAATTAAAAGACTTTGGTCTGAATGATATGGCAAGTGAGTTTACAGATGCAGGTGCAATGAAGGGTGCGATGGATAAACTCTTTACTGTAACAGGTTTTAAAAAATTAGATATAGCTCTCAAAGAAAATAATATTAGAGGTGCATTCCGGCAGGCAAGATCGCAGTTGCAGAATAAAAATTCAAAGGCATACAAAAAATTCATTAAAGATAATAAACCATTCTTTGAAAACGAAACAGATGACTTGGTAGATGCGATCCGCAGAGGAGACTCGCAAAATGAAAACGTGAGACACTATTTATTTAGCAGACTTACGAAGACCCAACCAATCACTTTATCTGAGATGCCTGCTGCGTACCTTAATAGTAAAAAGGGCAGACTAGCATACGCACTTAAAACATTTTTTGTTAAACAACTTGATGTATTGCGAGAAGACATTGTTCAAAAATTAGCAAAACGAGAAACCACAAAAGAGGGAGTGCAGAACGCAATAAGATTTGGAATGCTATTTGGTGGTGGCACGGCAGCAGTTAACATGACTAAAGATGTAATGCTTGG